TAAGTTTATCTGGTGATGAATTTTTAAGTAGAGATGGTACATTTAAAGCAGGTCCTGTAACTAATGTTTCTTCAGTGGCTACTGGTAATGGACTTCTTGGTGGTCCAATAACAAGTACAGGTACAATATCTCCTGATTATACATCTGCTAATAATATAATATTATCGGCAGCAGATGGTACGAGTGATACATTAAGTGATGCTGATGATATACTATTCAGCGTTGGGAATAATGTTAAATATGGTAATTTATCACAACTTAAAACATACATAGGAGCTGGATCTGGAACTATAACAGGTAGTGGTACTGCAAACACTATACCTGTATTTTCTAGTAGTACAGCTGTAAGTGATTCTATTATAGCTCAAGATGCTGGCGCAACTGTAGCTACAGTATCAGGCGCACTTACAACAACTGGTACTCTTACTATACCAAGTATAACAGATAGTGCTGCAAGTACTGGTACATCAGGTCAAGTATTAACAGCTGGTTCAGGTGGTGCAGTAACATGGGGTGCTGCCGCTGCAAGTTATACTAAATGGGTGTTAACAGGTCAATCAGGTACTCAAGATATTGAAGATGGTAATACTGTATTAGTAACATCTGGAAATACAGCTATTACTACTGCAGTTAGTGCAACCGATACTTTAACTATTACATCTACAGCTTTTGGAGGAGGTGCTACTATTGGTCACGTTCCTTCTGGTGGAACCGCTGGTAATTTCTTACAAGGTGATGGTAGTTGGGCTGCTCCAAGCGGTGGTACTAGAACAGTAGATGTTAAAACAGGTGATGGAACAACAGTTGACTTTACTCTATCAGTAAGCCCTACAAGTACAGCTTATATAGATGTTTATATAGCTGGTGTATATCAACAAAAATCAACTTATTCTTTGTCAGGTGCTGTAGTTACTTTTAGTACTGCACCTCCAACAACAATAACTAACGGTATTGAATTTGTATCATTAACGTAATATGGCAACAACCAAAATCTCTACAGACGTAATAGATCTTAGTGGGAACACTGAAGCTTTAACTATACCTAAAGGTACAACCGCTACTTCATTAGATGTAGAATACCTTGTAGTAGCTGGAGGTGGTGGTGGCGGTTGGCTAGGCGGTGGAGGTGGTGCTGGTGGTTATTTAACTAACTACACAGGTACTGCTATGAGTATAAATGCTGCAACCTCTTATACAGTTACTGTTGGAACAGGAGGTGCGGGAGCTACAGGTAGTCCTGGATCTTCTTCTCCAGGTGCCGCTGGACCAGGAGGATCTGGAAACAATTCTGTTTTTAATACTGTTACCGCTACCGGAGGAGGTGGTGGTGGTAGTCACTCTGCTATAAACGCTACTACTGGTGGTTCTGGTGGTGGAGGAGGTAGTTTTGGTGGTTCTGGTGCATCTACATCAGATGCAACCCAAGGAAATGATGGCGGAGCTAATAGTACATCATCACCAGCATATGGTGCAGGAGGTGGTGGAGGCTCAGCAGCAGTGGGCGCAAGTGGATCAGGTAGCGTTGGTGGTAATGGTGGTGCAGGTACTCAAAACAATATAGATGGAAATAATTATTTTTATGCTGCTGGAGGAGGTGGTGGTGCTCAATTAAGTAATACAGCTGGTACAGGAGGCTCAAGTATAGGAGGTGATGGAGCGAATAATGGTCAACAAGGATATGCAGCTCCAGTTTCAAATAGAGGTTCAGGTGGTGGAGGTGGTGGTTATGTTAATACAGGGTCATTTCAATATGGAAATGGAGGAGTTGGTTCTTCAGGAATAGTAACTTTAAGTTATCCAACAGCAAACCCACTAACTGTAGGATCTGGTCTTTATGGAGATTATGCAACAGGTACAACTGGGCAATGTAGTTGGCCAACAACAAGTAATGGGGTTTCTTTATTTCAATTAGAAAACAATCTTACTGATACTTGTGCTAATTCTACTGCTGCTTGGGTAGGGGCATCTGCTTATAGTACAACTGCAAAATTCGGTAGTTATTCTGCTGAATTTTCTGGAGGCAATGGAGGAACATATATAGATACTGGAGTAGATCCCGATGCTTCTAGTAATTGGACAGTTTCTATGTGGGTATACAGAACTAATACATCCGCATTTGATTGGGTTTTTGGTTCTTTTGATGGTGCTTTATTAAATGGATTTGCATATTCATTTTACAATGAAGGATCTCAAGGTCAGATTGATGCATATATTGGTATTGGTGGTAGTTATACTAGAGTTAAAGGAGGTGGATCACACTTTAATAGTGCATGGGAACATATAGCAATGACTCATGATAGTTCTGGATCTGGATCTACAACTGTATATCTTAATGGTAAACCTATAACTGCTACATTTGGATCTAATCCAATGACAGGTACTGTAGCAAGTCCTGAAAATTGGTGTTTAGGAAGTGCAGGTGTATGGAATCTTGAAAGATTTAATGGTTATATAGATCAGGCAAGATTTTATGATACAGACTTAACAGCCGCTGAAATAGAATTACTTTATAATGAAACTGCTAATGCTACAACGGGTACAATTGGAAGTAACACTTGGTCTTCATTTATAGGTGGAACAGGAACAATAAGTTTTACGGCAAGTAGTGGTTCAGGAAGACCAACCTCACCTACTGAAGGATTAATGAGGGAAAATACTACTACAGGTAAAATGGAATTTTATAACGGAACAATATGGGAAGAAATAAATGATACGGCTAATAGTTATTCACCTGGTGTAATACCATCAGCTAATTTTAATACTGTTTTATATACAGGTACAAATGCCACTCAGTCTATATCAACAGTAGGGTTTGAGCCCGGGATGGTGTGGTTCAAAAATAAAGCAGGAACTAATTCACATGCTATAGTAGATAGTGTTAGAACAAGATCAAAATATATTTATCCAGATGATTCTTCTGTAGAAAATACTTCAGCCGCTTCAAATGATATGACAAGTTTTGATTCTAATGGTTTTTCATTAGGTGCGGTTTCACAAGCAGATAGTACTAATACTACAACAGGAGGAACTAATAATATTGTGGCGTGGAGTTGGAAAGGCGGAGGTGCAGCTACCACAATAACAGCAGGCACAGTAAGTAATGATATTTCTAGTGATGTAAGTGCAAATACTGCTGCCGGGTTTTCTATAGTAAAATATACAGGAAATGGTAGTGCAGGCGCTACAATAGCGCATGGACTTGGTGGTAGTCCTGAGATTGTGTTTAGTAAAAGTTTAGATTCTACTTATGATTGGGGTGTTTTTAATTATTCGCTACCTACTAATTATACTATTAAATTAAATACCGATGGCAATGCTTTTGACGGAAGTGCTGATACTAATGGTGGTGCTTATACTGTTAGTAGTACTCTTTTAACCGTAGTAGGTGGTTCTTCTACTTCAAATAATAACAATGCCAGTGGAGATGATTTCATAGCATATTGTTGGAGATCAATACCAGGTTATAGTAAAATAGGTTTTTATGTTGGAGGACAACCATTAAATACTACAACTCAAATGTATTTTGGATTTACTCCTGCTTGGATTCTAATTAAAAACACAACAGATAGCAGTTCTCAATGGATGATATTAGATAATAAAAGAACTAATGGTTACGCTATTTACGCAAATCAAGATGTTGCTGAATCTGATTATACTACTGATATATTATTGAGTTCAAATGGATTAGAATTTAAGAGTAATAATATAAATGTAAATAAATTAGGATCTATTTACATATACATGGCATTTTCAGAATAAAATAAAATATGGCTACAACTACAATAATTAATGATCTTATCGATTTAAATCAGACTGGTAATACTACAGCATTAAAAGGTTGTGTTGGTACTAATGCCCAACAACCCGCTATACCTACTATAAACGTACAGTACCTTGTTGTAGGAGGAGGTGGTGGTGGTAATGGTTCTGGTTCTGGTGGTGCTGGAGCTGGGGCTTTTGTAGCAGGTACTGTAGCTGTGCCTAATAATACTGCAGTTAATATAACTGTGGGTCAAGGTGGCCCAGGTAAAAAAAATAACACACTACCAGATAGTTCAGAAAACGGTCAAGATTCAGGGTTTTATACTATACAAGGACAAGGTGGTGGTGGTGCTGCAAAAAGAGCAGATGGAAGCCCAGGAGGTTCAGGTGCTGGCGGTGGTGCTTCTGGCGCTACAGCTTATAATGGTGGTAGTAGTACTGCTTATGGTAATGATGGAGGTGATGCAACTAGTTCAACCGCTTGGTCAACTGGTGGTGGCGGTGGCGCTGGATCCGTTGGTGGTGATGGTACTGTTGGTACTGCTGGAGCTGGTGGGGCTGGTTCTACAACAACTATAATAAGTACAACAAATGCAAACGCTTCAAATGCAAATGTAGGAGAACAAGATGGAGGTAATTTATACTTTGCTGGAGGCGGCGGAGGTGGTGGTTCTGATTCAGCTGCTGCATTACCTTATTCCCCTAATTTAGGAGGATCTGGAGGTCTTGGCGGTGGCGGTGATGGAACTGGTCAATGCAGTGATTGTCCTGGTGGAAATGGTACACTAAACACTGGAGGTGGTGGTGGTGGATCATCTGCGGCAACTGTAGATACACCTGGAGGTTATGGTGGTTCAGGTGTAGTAATACTTAGATATGCTAATACTGCAACTGAAACAATATCAGGATCATTAGCGGGTGGAATAACAACTGGCACAACAAGCGAATGCAATTATCCTGCAACCGCATCAGCGGTTAATTTATTTCAATTTAATGATGATGTAACAGACACTTGCGGTAATAATGATGGAACAGCAGTAAACCCTGCTTATGCTACAGGTAATTTTGGTAAAGCTTATGATTTTTCCGCTAACACAACATCTTATAGTGGAACAAGTAGTTTTGTTACTTTTTCTGATGATATGTCTAAACAAAATGATTTTTCTTGGTCTTTTTGGCTTAAATCTACAGGTACAATTTCTAACTATGCTACAATAATTTCATTTTATGGAAGTTATCTTAATTACATATATTTCAACCCTGGTATTTCAAATATTTATATGGAGCTCGGAGATGGTGGTGCTACTTCTTTTGATACAGGTATGACCTCTGGAAATAATTGGTATCACTGTGTTCTTACTAAAAGTAGTACAGCTGGAAGAGCTTTTTATGTAAATGGAAGTTCAGTTTTTAGTGATAGTAATACAACTAACGGCTCTGCTCCTTCTAGAACAGGTAATGCAATAGGTATGCACTGGGGTTCAGGTTCGGCTTGGCAATACCCTTTAAATGGTGATACTTTAATAGATCAATTTAGAATATTTAATAGTGGACTAACAGCCGATCAAGTAGGTATGCTTTATGGAGAAAACATAGGTGCTACTAAATTTACTGAAAGTTCAGATACAGTATTAGTATTTAAAGGTGGATCTGGAACTATTAGTTTAACAGATAGTTCACTTCCTGGACCTAAGGTAGGTGATTTAAGAACTAATACAGATCAGTCATCAAATAGTTCTGCAAGTGCAATGGAGCATTTTATATCTACAGGCTGGAGAGTGTTTGATGCTACACCTAACCCAAGTTCGGGTATATGTAATTATCCTACTACAGCTACGGCATTATACCAATTAAATGATAATGCAAATGATACTTGTGTTTCTGCATACAATGGTACCGCATCTAATATGACGTGGAGTACAGGAAAGTTTGGAAACTGTGGGATATTTAATGGTAATCAAACTTTTGCAAGTGCAAGTAGAATTTTATTACCTGATGCTGTTGATCAATTTCCAATGTCTGTATCTTGTTGGATTTATCTTAATGGGTTAGCATCATCAGGTCTTGGTGCAGTTGTATTTGAAGGTCAACAAGGTATGGGTCTTAATTTTACAGGTGGTAATCCTACTTATTTATCTGCTCAAGCACAAAATAGTCAAACTGGTCAAGTAGATTCTAATTCTGCTTTAACAACTGGTCAATGGTATTTTGTAGTAGGTATTTTTAATAGTTCTAGTTCTGCTGAATTATATATTGATAATGTAGCCCAAAGTGGAAGTTCTAGTATTGATTATCTTACTTCAGATGAAAATGCAATAGGAGCTAGAGATCATTATGGTTATCCTGGAACTTTTAATGGTAAAATAGATCAATTAAGAATATTTCCTAGCGTATTAACCTCTGCTCAAATGACACAATTATATAACGAAACATAATGGCACTAACAAAAGTAATAACACCAGAACTTATAGACTTACCTAATAATCAACTTGCAACTGTTAATACAGATGGCGTGGTATTACCTAAAGGTACAACAGCTACAAGACCAAGTAGTGCTGTTGATGGTGAATTTAGATATAACAGTACAACTAAAAAAGTAGAGTATTATGATGGATCTAATTGGTATGAATTAACTAGTAGCGCAATAGCACCTCAATCAGGAACAACTACTAGTTGTAACTATCCTACAACAGCTACTGCGCTGTATCAGTTCGAAGGTAATGCTAATGATACTTGTGGTACTTATAATGCTACAACAACAGATGTAACTTATTCCTCAACAGCTCCTACTAAATTTAGTCAATATGCTCTTGCAGGTTCAAGTCCCGAAATTGATACAGGTATAAAACAAAATTCTAATGCTCCCTTTACTTGGTCATTTTGGTTTTATGCAACAGCTAATTCTGGTATAGATAACATAATAGCAGCAAGCAACCAAATAAATGTAGGATTAGAATTTAATAAAATATGGTTATTTACAGGTGGTTCTAACAGAGGAAGCGGGACTTCTATTTCTTTAAATACGTGGACACATTATGCTGTTACTTTTGATGGTAGTAGTGGATTTGTTACATATTTAAATGGTTCATTAGCAGAAAATATAACACAAACACCTCCTTCATTTACAGCTGGAGATGTAAAAGTAATGTTAAATTTATATGGTTCATGGGGATATTACGAAGGAAGACTTGATCAATTAAGAATATTTCCTAGTGTATTAACAGCAACTCAAGTAGGTTACTTATTTGACGAAACAGCACCTTAACCTAAAAAATAAAAAAAACAAGTAATAATATACTATAAACCTATTGTCAAACATTAAAACCAAAACCAATGACACTATATTACCAGACTCATTCGTGGAATAGTCAACCACAAATTTCAGAAGAAACCAAAAACTTATGGAAACACCTTGCTGATAAGAAGCATTGGCGTATAACCCAGTTACCAAACGGTTTTTATCAAACTGAATACCAAGATCCAGAAAAAGATAATTGGATCGACATAACTAGGAGAGAAACAATTGAAGGAGCTGAAAATGCTATTGACACCTCAGTCGAGCATTACAGTAAAAAAATTGAGTTCTTAAATGGTCCAAAAGTCGTTAAGACCTTTAAATAAAATCAAATAATCAAATTAAATTTAATTCAATATGTCAGACTTAATAGTCAAGAATCTTAATTTTGGGCAAGAAGCTCAAAATCAAGTATTTAAAGGAATTGATAAACTCACGCAAGCTGTTAGCTCCACTCTTGGGGCTAGCGGTAAGTGTGTTTTACTTGAAGATGACAATGGTAAACCTATTATAACTAAAGATGGTGTTACTGTTGCTAATTCAATAGTTTTATTAGATCCAGTAGAAAATATGGGTGCTACTCTTTTAAAAGAAGCAGCCAGAAAAACAGTAAATGAAGCAGGTGATGGAACTACAACCGCAACAATTTTAGCACACGCTATACTTAAAGAAGTAAGAGATACTGATTTAACAGTAAGTGCAAGAGAATTAAAAGACGGTATTAATTCAGCTGCAAAAAAAGCAATAAACTATTTAGAAAAAAATAGTATACCTGTTACAGGTAATATGATAGACAATATTGCTACAATATCTACAAATAATGATCCAGAACTTGGAAAACTTATTGGTGATGCTTTTAGAGCTGTAGGTAAAACAGGTGTAGTAATGATGGATTATTCACCAAAATCAGAAACAGAAGTAGAATTAGTAGATGGTATACAATATGATAAAGGTACTTTAAATGCTAATTTTATTACTAATCAAGAAAAGAAAAGTTGTGAATTAGATAATCCAGTTGTATTATTAATTGAATCACCAGTAAGTAACATAAGACAAATACAATCAGTATTGGAATATGTTATAAAAGAAAAAAGATCTTTACTTATTATAGCAGATGTAGAACCGCCGGTTATGGCAACACTTGCTATGAATAAACAAAAAGGTAATATTAAAGTAAATATTATCAATGCTCCTACATACGGAGTAAACAAAAGAGAACAGCTAGATGATCTTTCTATGTTAACTGGTGCTACAGTTATAAACGAAGATTTAGGTGATGATATGGATCTTATTCAGCCAGAAATGTTGGGTACGTGTTTAAAATCTACTACTACAGAAAAAGATACTGTAATACAAGTGGGTGAACCTTCAGAAGAAATTTTAAACATTATTGCCCAAATTAAAGAAGAAATAGCTGATGGACCATTACCAAGCAAACTAGTTGGTTTAGAAAAAAGACTAGCTAGGCTTTCAGCTAAAATAGCTATAGTTAGAGTAGGTGCAGATTCAGATATAGAACTAAAAGAAAAATCTGATAGAATAGAAGATGCTATTTGTGCTACCAAGGCTGCAATAAAAGAAGGTATAGTATCAGGCGGTGGTATAGCATTATTAAATGCAGCTCTTAGTATTAATGAAAAAAATCAAGCTGAAAAGATTTTAACTAAATCAATACTATCACCATTTAAAACTATACTAGATAATGCTGGTATAGAAGTAAATATACCTTCAAAAAAAGGCACAGGTATAAACGTAGTAACTGGTAAAAAAGTTAATATGATTAAATCTGGAATAATAGATCCGTTGTTAGTTACTAAAAGCGCTTTAAAAAATGCTGTATCTGTAGCTACAACAATACTATCAACTGATTGTGTAATTAATAATTTAAGGATCAATGAAGGCGATAGGAAATAATATTATTATAATACCTAAAAAAGTAGTTACTGATAAAACAAAAGGTGGTTTACTTATAATAGAAAAAGATCGAGAAGATTTAAGATATAGAGAAGCTACTGTATATTCAGTAAGTGATAGTATAAAAGGTATTAAAGAAAATGATAAAATATACTATGATAAACATGCTGGTCATGGTATAGAATTTAATAAAGAAAAATATACGGTTATAAAATTACAAGATATCGTTGTTGTATTATGAGAAAACTCAATGCAAGCGATATTAAAGAACTAAACTTATTTAAGCATTATAGATTAGTTCGAAAATGGGCTTGCAGAAATAACAACTTAAACGATGCAGATTTAGAATTATTAATTTATTTTGACTGTATGGGTTTATTTACTAAGCAAGATTTTAAAATCGGTACTTATGCTTACAGTTGGGACAACAGGCGCTGGAACAAAATGATAAAAAACGATTGGATAGTTGTATGGAGAAATCGTAATAGAACTACACAAAAGTATAATATCTATCAAGTTTCTTTTAAGTGTAAACAACTAATAGCTAGAATGTACCGAATTATGTTAGGTGAAGAAGATGTACCTATAAGTAAAAGAAGAAATAAAATAATGAGAGGTAAAACTTATACAGATAAAGTTTTAATCACTGCAATTAAAAATGTTAATAATGATAAACAACGATAATATAAACGATATAAATAAACCAATAGGCAATATAATCCCTAAACAAGATAGTGTAGGTAATCAAGCTTTATATGATGGACCTTTATCACAAGATAATATATTAAATCAAAATTTTTCTAAAGGTATGATGATGAAAAGTCCTTTAAAAGAATTATCATCAGAAGCTTTAGTTTCGCCATTTAATATGGATGATTTATCTGGTGATGGAAAAATAACACAAAAAGATGTGTTAATAGGCAGAGGAGTTATAGACAAAGAAGGTAGTCCACTAACTAATAAAGATAAACCAAGAAAAGAAGCTAGAACTTTAGCTGGTAAAAATTTTAAATCTGAAAGAAGAATGGCAGGTTTTGCTGAAGATACAGAAAGTAATAAAGCTAGGTTTGAATCGCCTAGAGTAAAAACAAAAATTAATAAAAAAGATATAACTAAAAATATAAAAAAGTCTTAAAAACAATAATTATGAGTAATTCACCATTTTACAA